GGACGGTGACGACGCTGGGGTCGAGCATGGGGCCGACGAGGCGCGCCTGGTCGATGACAACGTCGGAGAACGACGTGGGCACCGGGGCGTTGCTGGTCGCCTTGGCGATGTCGCGCTTCTCGAACTGGAAGGAGTAGGCGCGGCGCTCGCCAACGAGCAGCTGGCGGAGGATGTCGGCGTCGGACTCGGCCGGCGCGGTGCGGGCCTCGACGGGGCGGGCGACGTTCTCGACGCCACGCATCGCCTCGGCGATTTCAGCCTCACGCTTCTCAGCGGTAATGAGGGTGTCGATGAGCGAACGCTTTTCGTCGAGCTCCGCGAACGTGCGGTCGACGAACTCGCGCTCCTCGGCGGACAGGTCGCGGCTCTCAGCGGCGGCCTCGTCCATCTTTGCCTTTGCTGCGTGGTAGGCCGACTGGCGGTCCTCCACGAGCTTCTTCAGGTACTCGGACAACGTGATTCACCCCTTTCTGGGGTCTCGGTTTGGATGCGCAGGTGGTTTCATTTGCGATCCCGCCGAGGCTCCTCAGAGCGGGTAGGCCCAGCCGCGTTGACGCGGTCGGGAAGTCTTAGGCCTTGAAGACCAGGTCGAGCTTCGTGCGCAGCATGTCGATGGACGGGCCGGCGGCAACGAGTTCAGGCTCGGGCTCGGGGGTCGGCTCACTGGCTGGCGTGAGCTTGGCGACGACGGCGGACAGCAGGCCGGCCTGGTCTTCGGTGAGGGTGACACCGCGCTCGAGGGCGTCAAGGGCGTCGTTGAGTGCGCCGGCGTCCTCGCCGGTCTTGTCCGCAAGATTGTCGATAGCGCGGACAGATGCTGAGGTTGCCGGGTAGGCGGGGAACGTGACGACGGAGACCTCGTGAAGTCGCACGCTGTTGAGGGTGCGGCTGGAGCCGTCTTCGCTCCATGCGTCGCCACCGCGGGGAACCGTGAAGCCGAAGCTCATGGCGTCCACAACGCCAGCCTTGAGCAGCGCTGACAGGTCTCGGGCGTAGGTGACGTCGCCAGGGAGGTCGGCGTCGACCAGCAGACCCGTCGAATCCTCCGACAGCCGCAGCGTCTTCGACCGGGTCGAGGCTAGGGGCTTCTCGGGGTTGTGGTTGACCAGCATGCGCACGTTGTTGCGCGACTTCAGGGAGCGGCCAAACGCGCCAGGCGCGATGGTCTCGGTGAAGGGCAGCGGCTCGCTCGGAGAGTTGAATACCGCGGCGTAGCCGGTGAAGCTCATACCGTCACCGGAGGCCGCCTCGCGGAACTCCCACTCATCCACCGTGACGTGGCGGGTTTCCATTGTCATACTTCCTCCGCGTTCGCCGCCGGGCTCAATACCCTCGGCAAGAGAAACGGCGACCATCTGATCGACCGCAGCTGCCTTCGACGTGTGGCAGCCGATAACTTCGCCGTCGTCCTTGATGACTCCCCAGCCATCGCAGCCCGGCGCTTCCTCGGTGATGTAGTACGGCACGACTAGACCTGCGCGTTCTCAGCCGGCTGCAACTGGTTCGAGGCCAGCCCCGTGTGCGCCATCGGCGGCAAGCCAAGTGCAGCGAGCACCGCGGCCGGGTCGTAACCAGACTGCACAAGCTTGGATGCCATCTCGACCCGCTCGCGCTCCTCGACAATCCCGGCCGAGCCGACAGCGATGTTTGCCAGCGGCACTCGGGGGGCGTCGCCACCCTCAACGGGCCGCATGTCCATGAGGCCGCGAGCCTCGTTTACGCTCATGTATCCGGCCTGGAGCGCGGTTGAGAAGACCTGAGCCTGAGTGGCGGAGTCGCCGCGCAGCAGGCCGTCCATGTTGACGCGCAGGAACACCTCGCCTGGCAGGAGCCGGTTGTGGGCTTCCTCGATGGCGGCGATGAGCGGGGTGAGCGAGTAGCGGGTGAACTGGATGGCGTTGTGCTCGACCGACGCGTAGGACATGGCCCCAGGAGTGTTGAGCCCGATCATGGACGGCGGCACGCGGAAGACGCGCGCCACTTCCTCGACCGCGAACTGGCGGCTTTGCAACATCTGGGCCTGCTCGCCGTCTGAGCCCGTCTTCGTGAACTTCGCGCCACCAGACAGCACGCCAGGACGGTGAGCCTTCTTCAGCCCCTTGTGTCCGGCCTCAAACGAATCAACCAAATCCTTCGCTTGCTCCTGCGTCAGATTGCCAGGGAACTCAATGATGCCCGACGTGTTCGCGCCGTTTGAGAAGTATCGGGAAGCAAACTCGTCCAGCGCCTTCGCGAGCCCCAGGGTCTGCTTGAGCTCGTCCACGCGGCTGACGCCCTTGAGCGAGCCGGGCCGACGCATCTCGGGGATGTACAGCACGTCCTCGCCGGGCAGGATGGCCTGGCCGCCGTCGATCACGAACTCGCGCAGCCGGGTCTCACGGTTACGGCGAATGTCTACGCGGGTCGGGTCCAGCGGCTGCAACGCCACGATCTCGCCCGCGCCATTGCGAAGGATCTGCACCACCGCGCCATGCGACAACAGCATCGAAACAACGATCTGCTTGTAATACTCGATCCGGCTCGAGCCGGGGCCCTCGGGCTCGTAAACCCAAGCCGGTCGCGGACGATAGGGAAGCCGATTACCGTCACGGCGAATGAACGTGTCAACGGGCAGCGTCGAGATGGTGTCTGACAGCAGGCGCACGCACGCGTAGGCTGCGCCGATTTCTAGGGCGTTCTTCTGGTTGACGACCGTGCCGGCCCAGGTGGCGAAACCGGACACGTCGATGCCGGAGCCCCAGACCTGCTGGTAGGAGAGGTTGCGCTCCTCGAGCGGCTGACCGCCGAACAAGTTTGCGAGCATTTAGAGGCCTCTCTCCAGGGCGACACCGAACAGCACGCCGCAGACCCCAGCCACGACGAAACCAAGCCAAGGCGCCACCAAAGCGGCACCGATGATGAGCGCGACGCAGCCAGCAATCTGCAAGGCAAGGGCAATGCGCATAAACGCTCCTAGACTGAAAAGAAACCGGCGACCGGGGCTTCCGGCTCCGCCTCGCGGCGATGCGTAGCCCGGTCAAAGGCGATGAGAGCCGCCACGGCGGCGTCAATCTTGCGAGGTGAACCGCGGTGTTCTTTGACTACCCGCGGGCCTTTCTGGTCGGTCTTGATGACGCAGTTCCCCAGGTGCCGGGCAAGAGCGGGAGCATGATCGTGCGCGACCTGGCCTGATACCACCGCGTCATAAAACTTGGCCGTCGCTGGCACCATGCGAGCTGGGCTGCTCGATGGGTACTCAGTAATCGGAACGCCGGCGTCGGCCAATGCCTCCATGCTTCGCTGCCAGCGGTACGGGTCGCACGCCACCTCGACCACATTGAGCCGGCCGCACGTTTCCAGAATACGAGCCTCAACGCCGCCAATGTCCACCCGCCAGTCATCGCGGTCGCCGGGCTGCTTCTCCCAAAGATCGACCAACCAAACGCGGGGTGTGTCCTCAATCGTCACGCCAACAATTGCCGTCGTGTCACCTGAGAACGAGCCATCGAACCCGAGCACCACCGGGGTACGGTCCTCGACCGGCGCCATCTTCGGCAGGTCATCCCAGGTGCCGTGCGGCAACCAGGCCTGCTGCGAGCTGACGAACACGTTGGTCCGCTTCGTGCGGAACTCAGCCTCCGGCGTGCGCTTTACCGAGGACTCAAAATCCTCTGGGTCTTGAATGTCGCCGTAGCCAGGGTTAGCGATCTGCCAGTTCTTCGGGTCACGGTGATCACAGTCCGGGTCCGCCTGCCACCAGGCGCCGAAGAACGAAGCGTCCTCGACCTCCCCGGCCGCGACCCGCTGGGCGTACTGATACAGCCCGTAACAGACCGAGTCCTGGCCCGTCGAGTCCGTGCGAACGCCCGCCGTCGTAATTGCCAAGGTGAGAGCGTCATACCTGGCCGCTTGAGCCAGCGTCATCACGTCCCACAGTTCGCGATTAGGCGCCGCATGGAGCTCGTCGTACACAACGAGGGTCGGACTGAGTCCCTCTTTTGTGAAGGCTTCCGACGACAGCACCCGATAAACCGAGCCCGTCGACGGAATCTCAATAGCGTCCCGATACAACTTCGCTTGCTCGGCCAGTTCCGGCGACATTTCCACCATTTGCTTCGCCGACCCGAACACGATGCGGGCCTGCTCACGGTCAGCCGCGCAGCTGTAAACCTCGCCGCCTCGAGGCCCCATAAACAAGCCATAAAGCGCGATGCCCGAGCCCAGCGCCGACTTGCCATTCTTGCGGGGCAGCCCGACGACGCCTACCCGATGCCGAAGGCGACCATCCTTGCGACGCGCAAACAGATGATCCATCAATTTGCGCTGCCAAGGGCGCAGCAGCAACGGCTCACCAGCCCGGCCGCCCACTGAGTCCTTCACCTGCGGGCACAAAGCCTCGATGAACTCCGTCACCAGAGGACCGTCGCCGCGCTTGATATCCGCGGCCGGAACAGGAGTCAGGATCGCCGGCGGCCATCCCTTGATCTTGCGGGCTGCCATGCGCAGGTGGCTCCCTTACTTGGACCGCTTCGCCTGCAACTTCTCCAGCGTCGAAGCGGCCTTGACTTCGGCCAAGCCCAAGCGGGCACGGGCCGTCGGATTGAAACCAAGCTGCGTCAACCAGTCCGCAATCTCGCGGTTCAGTTCGCGCAGCTGCTTGCGGGCCTCAGTCGAGGACTCGGCCACCGGCAGCAGACGCTCGCGCTCCTCAAGGGACTCGCGCAGCATCGCCAGCTGCACCGAGTCGGTGCGGGCGAACCAGGCCGAGCCGGCGTCCATGATTTCGGCGAACAGGTCCGATGCTGGCTTCTGATACGGCGCCAAAGTCACGGGCTCAACGGCGACCAGGGCGCCGCGGTTGTGCTTTGCGGCGTTGAACGTGCCGGTTCGTCGGTGCTGCTCGACAGGCTTCGGAGGTCGACCGCGAGGTGCCATGCCAAAACCTCCCGGTCAAAGTCTGAATTTCGGAGCGATATTTCTGTGCA